TGGCGATGAGGCTACGCAGACGGATCATATAGTTAGTTTGCGTGACGGCGGCGACCCATGCTCGCTGGACAACTTAATCTCTAGCTGTGCTCGTTGCAATAACCGTAAGGGTTCACGCTCACAGGCTGTTTTTTTAGCGTCCATTTCTACCCCCCCTGCCTCTCCGAGCAAAATCTCCCCGAGGCAGTCAAGCAGGGTCCCAGCCGGTCCGTGTGTGGGCCAAACTAAACAGAATTAGTAGGGATATGACCAAAACCAAAACGCCACTGCAGGGGGCTACCGAGCCTCGATTACATACGCCATACCTAAAAGGTCCATCTCGAGTAAATGAAATAAAAGATTTAGCAAACTCTCTTAACTTGCCGCTTTTACCTTGGCAGGAATTTGTGCTTACGGATATGTGCACCGTGGACGAAAATAATATGTGGATACGTACCCGGAGTCTTGTTTTATGTGCAAGACAACAGGGCAAGACTCATCTTGCGCGCATGTTGATGCTTTCACATTTGTTTTTGTTTGGATCTAAAAACGTCATAATTATGAGCTCTAATCGCTCAATGGCTTTAGATACCTTTAGGCAAGTGGCTTACGCTATTGAGGGCTCGGACGAGCTAAGCAAACAGTGTAAGCAGATACGTTTTGCAAACGGCACTGAAAGTATCGAGCTACGTAATGGCGCTCGTTTAGATGTTGTAGCAGCTACACGCGATGGATCTCGTGGACGTACTGCAGACCTGCTTTACATAGATGAGGTCCGCGAAATTAGCGAGGAGGGCTACCGTGCCGCGATGCCGGTAACTCGAGCCCGGCCTAATGCGCAAACGCTACTTACCTCAAATGCCGGTGATGCCTTTAGTACCGTGCTCAATGACTTACGCGAAAGAGCTTTAAGTTTTCCTCCTAAAAGTTTTGGTTTTTATGAATACTCTGCAGAACCTTTTGCAAAAGTTACGGATCCAAAAGCCTGGGCGCAGGCAAACCCGGCACTTGGTTATACAGTCACGTTAGAGGCTTTGGCGGAGGCCGTGGCAACTTCCTCTATTGAAACTACTCGCACGGAATTATTGTGCACCTGGGTTAGCAGCCTTGTATCGCCCTGGCCTTATCTCAGCGTTGAGGAGTCCGGCGACAAAACTTTAGAATTAAACCCAGGGCCTCTAACTATCTTTGGCTTTGACGTGGCACCTAATCGCCGCGATGCAAGTTTGTCTATGGGTCAGATTTTGCCCGATGGCCGTATAGGTGTTGCAGTCCTTGAGGTATTCCATAATGACGTAGCTATAGACGATCTCTTTGTAGCCCAGCGCATAAAACACTGGACAAATATCTATTTCCCTCGAACGGTGTGTTACGACAAATACACTACGGCCACTATTGCTAAGCGCCTTGAGATGAGCGGTGTTGCAGTGCAGGATATATCCGGGATGGTGGCTTATCAGGCCGCCGGCGATTTATACAATGCCCTAGTAAATAAAAAACTGGTCCATAGCGGCCAGGATGAGCTAATCGAGAGTATGGCTAATTGTGCCGCTAAGGTCAGCGATGCAAGCTGGCGTATTGTGAGGCGTAAATCGGCCGGGCCTGTAGATATTGCTATCAGCCTAAGTTTTATTATTCATATTCTAAATCAGCCCGTGGGTGAGGCTAAAGTTTACAGCTAATAGACCGCCCCAACCGCCCCACTAAAAAATAGCTTTTGTCGGTGGTTTGTTGTAATTTATATTTTACCTTGTTCTAAGGTATTGACTCGTCATCAAGCACACGCCCCGGGCCTGTAACCCGGGGTTTTGTGTTTAACTTTAGGTTTAGACACGGACACGATTAACTGAAATATGCTTGACTAAACGCCAAAATCCCTCTTATGGGATTACTACAGACTCTAGGGCTACGCCCTAAAGAAAACGCTCTTGAGGCGCAATACGCCCCTGCAGTAATGGACGGCAGTTACGGTTACGGATCGTTTAGCTCTAGTCCTACTTTTGGTTTTAATGCTGCCGGCGTAGATCGCACTTTTGCTTTACAAGTTGCAAGTGTTAGCCGTTGTAGAAATTTACTAACGGGTGTTATTGCCGGTATCGAATTAAGTTTGTATAAAAAATCTACCGGAGAAAAGTTAGGCTCGCCTGTTTGGTTAGAGCAGCCTGATATACGTCAGCCACGTAGCGTAACTATTAGTGCAACAGTCGATAGCTTAATTTTTTACGGTGTTGCGTATTGGCGCGTTACAAGTTTGTATGCAGATGATGGCCGTCCATCCGGGTTCGAGTGGATAGATAATAATAGAGTCACATACACAACTAATAATTACGGCACAGAAATAGAAGATTATTTCGTTAATGGCCAAAAAGTGCCAATGGGCGGTATCGGTTCACTTGTTACTTTTCAGTCACTTATCCCTGGTGTATTAAATACTGCAAGTACAACTATTAAAGCTGCTTATGATGTACAACGCGCAGCCGCAGTAAGCGCTGCTACTCCAATGGCTACAACAGTATTAAAAAATAACGGAGCAGATTTACCTGAGGCACAAGTACAAGGTTTGTTAGCTAGTTGGAAAGCTAGCCGCGCCTCACGATCAACGGCGTATTTGACTAGCACTCTCAGCGTGGAAAATATTGGCTTTAGCCCTAAGGATATGGGCTACGTGGATTTCTCCCAATACTTAGCTTTGGAAATTGCGCGCTCTATGAACGTACCGGCGTATTACATAAGTGCAGATATGAATAACTCTATGACGTACCAAAATATTTTAGATGGGCGTAAAGAATTTATGGCTTACTCATTACAGCCTTACATTTGCGCTATTGAGGACCGGCTCTCAATGAACGATATTACAAATAGTCAAAATCAGGTGCGTTTTGCAATAGACGATACGTTTTTACGTGCCGATGCTATGGAACGCTTAAATGTAATAGAGAAAATGCTAAATCTAAATCTAATCACCGTGGAACAAGCTCGGCAGATGGAACAACTCACACCGTTAGGAGATACAAGTGCTATTAACGTTTAGTCAAGAGATACAAGCTGCCGATGCAGAGCGCCGTACAGTTTCAGGACTCGTTGCACCGTATGGCGAGGTAGGTAATACAAGTGTTGGACGTGTTGTATTTGAGCGTGGCAGCATTTCTATACCCGATGCAACAAAAATAAAATTATTAGCGCAGCATCAACAAGATAAACCTGTAGGCCGCGCCATTTCGTTTAGTGAGTCCGCCGATGGCGTTTATGGATCCTTTCGTTTAAGTATGAGCTCCCGGGGACAGGACGCTTTACTTTTGGCGCAGGAAAATCTAGTTTCCGGGCTATCCGTTGGTGTGGATGTAACCGCATCAAAGCCTGTAGACGATTACCTGTTAGTAACGGCGGCGGTCCTCAAAGAGGTATCGCTCGTGGAGAGCGCTGCCTTTTCTAGCGCATCCGTAACTGATATTGCAGCAGCTCGAGCAGCGCTTGAGGCAGCTACAAGTACAAAAACAACAACGATAGCTACGACCATCGTAGAAGTCGAAACCGAAACCGAAACCGAAAGCGAGGATGCAGCAATGACTACTGCGCCTGAACCAACAACACCGGATGCACCGGCAGAGCAGGCTGTAGATGCTGCAAAAGTCGAGGCATCACGTCCGATTATCCGTCCATCCGTTTTAGACTCACAAAGAGTTCGCCACGATATTACATCTATTGGCGCTTACACATCTCGTAAAGTACAAGCTGCTTTAGGTGATGAAGAGACCAAGTTATATGTAACTGCCGCAGATGATTTCTCTAGTGCAGGACTTGGTTTTAATCCAACTCAATATATGAAAGATATTGTATCAACTCAAGGTAACTTCGGTCGCCCTGCGTTTGAGTGTGTAGATCGCCAAGCGGCACCTACTAGTGGATTAACTATCAACCGGCCAAAATTTACAACTTACCCAACTACAACAGTTGAGGCTGAGGGTGGCGCTGTATCTAATACAGATGCAGTTTCAGAATACCTAAGTTGCACAATGCAAAAATACTCAGGTATGCAAACGCTATCTATCGAATTAACACAATATTCAGACCCAGGTTTTATGGAGGCTGTTACTAAGGAATTAGTAAACAACTACCTCAAGGTAACAGATGCAGCCGTAATTGCAGCTCTTACAGCCGGTGGTACACAAGCTACAGCAGTAGCGGCAACAAGCGCAGGAATTATCTCTTACATTTCAACAGAGGCTCCTCTTGCGTATACATCATCTAGCTATTTTGCTAAGAATTATTTAGCAGGATCTAGCCAATGGTCGCTACTTCTCGGCGCAACTGATACAACTGGGAGACCAATTTATTCGGCTGCTAATCCGATGAATAATGGCGGTAACGCGGCTACTACTTCGGCTAAGGGTTCAGTACTGGGCCTCGATTTATTTATCGACCGTAACGTAGTTTCTACAACTATTGACGAAAGCGCTTTCATTATTGCGCCTGAGGCATTTACAGTATTTGAGAGCCCACAGGCTTTTATGTCCGTTAATGTCGTTGCAAATCTCCAGGTGCAGATTGCCGTTTACGGCATGCTTGGCACGATGGTAAATGTAGCCGGTGGTATCCGCCGATTTAATTTAACATAAATAAATAAACCTATAGCAGTCGGGAGGGCTCATAGCCCTTTGAGCTCTCCCGGCCCATAGTTAGTAAGGAGTAAACAAATGCCAAGTACATACGTGACCGAACAAGAGTTGCGCGATAATTTGGGAATTGGCGACCTGTATCCGGACTCTGTAATCGAGGAGTGCACCCAGGCGGCTCAAGATTTACTCAACCAATTTTTATGGTTTGACTCTGCCCCGGTAGTTGGTACGAGTCTTGCTAGTAACGTTGCAACTGTAATGCTTGCTAACCCTGCAATATTTAGTGTTGGAGATAGCGTTACCTTGAGCGGCTGCGGCTCAACTTTTAACGGCACTTTTACTATTACTGGGACGCTGCCTTATAGCGCCGGTGGTACAAATACTTTTCCCACTATGACGTGGAATAGAAATCTTTATAATTACCCTAACGGTTATAGCTTTATTCAGTTTGCTAAAACTGCCTCTGATGCTAATTTTACTCGCGTATTGCCTTATGGCTCAGCCGTAGGAGCAGATACAAAAACAAATACTTACGCGACTACCCCAGCCGTACGCGAGGCCGCGATGATCCTTGCAGTAGATATTTTCCAAGCCCGTCAGGTCAGCCAAACAGGCGGCGTAACTATTGACGGATTTAGCCCGAGCCCATATCGGATGGGTAATTCAATGATCGGGAAAATCAGGGGCCTTATTTCCGGTTACGCAAATCCCGGGGCTATGGTCGGATAGCAAATGCCAGCCCCAATAACTACGCTCCGCGCATCCTTAGCTAGCGTCCTAGCTAATAATAACGTTTGGAATACTTACAGTTTTCCTCCTCCAACAATTACGGCCAATAGTTGCATAGTTGCTCCGGCAGATAGTTACATTACGCCGAGCAACAATACAAACGTAGCTATATCACCGCTAGCAAACCTGAAAATTATCATGACGTGTCCGATGCTCGATAACCAGGGTAATTTGGCAGGCATAGAAACAATGGCGTGTGCAGTGTTTAAGAAACTAGCCACCTCAAATATCGTAATGAATATTGGCAGTATGTCGGCTCCCTCTGTACTGAGTGTGCAAAGTGGGGACCTCCTAACGGCCAGTTTTGATATAAGCGTACTAACGAGTTGGGAGTAAACAATGAGCTACACAGAAGAGGATATTGCGTTTTTAATTAAGATCGGTCAAATAACCGAGGCACCTAAAAAAGAAACAAAAACAACTGCAGCACCTATCGAGAAAACAGAGGAATAAAAATTGGCTATCTATCTCAGTAACACGGTTCAAGTAACTTTGAACTCTATTTCGCTCACAGATCACTGCACGAGCGCCTCAATTTCGAGAGCATTTGACGAACTCGAGGTCACGGCGATGGGCGACACAGCACACAAGTTTGTAAAAGGTTTAGAGTCAAGCACTATTACTCTAGATTTCCTAAGCGATACTGCAGCCGCAAACGTAAATGCAACGCTACAAGCCGCGTGGGGTACAACAGTGCCACTAACACTTAAGCAGACAAGCGCCGCTACATCTGCAACTAATCCGCTATACAGCACTACTATCTTGGTAAATAACACCACAGATATTAACGGTGCAGTAGGCGATATTGCTACACAGTCAATTACATTTACTTGTAATTCACCTATCGTAATTACTACTTCTTAATAAAAAACAAAGGGGCAAAGAAATGGCAAAGTTAAAAGTTACAAGGGTAGATGGCTCAGTCGGAGAGTATCCGATTACGCCGTTAGTTCAGTACGGTTTTGAGGTTTACTCTAAGAAATCGTTTTATTCTGCCTTTACACAGGAACAGAAAATGAGCGACATCTTTTGGCTTGCTTGGGAGTGCATACGTAGATCCGGCGAAACCGTACCGATGTTTGGCGAGACCTTCATCGAGACGTTACGCAGCGTGGACGTATTAGACGATGACCCGCTATAGGGCGCGACTCGATAACTCACACCATCGCAAAGTTGAGTGTAAGGCTCGGGATCGCGCCTCAAGCGCTACTAGATCTAGATGAAGTAATGCTAAGAAGTTTAATAAAGGTTTTACAAGATGAGGCTAAGGAGATGAAAAATGCCAGCAACAGTAAAAGGCGGCGTTGAACTCCGGAGAGCATTACGTAATTTTGCACCTGAGTTAGGTAAAGAGACTCAAAAGGAGATAGCAAACGTGCTAAAGCCTATTGTAAGAGATGCTCGAGCTCTTATACCTGCCTCATCACCTCTAAGTAACTGGGCTAGACCCGGTGGACGTTTTCCTATTTTTGACCCAACAATTATGCGCCGAGGTATTGGATATAAAACCACTCCCTCTAAACCTAACTCTCGTGGTTTTACAGCTTTGGCACAAATACGAAATAGGTCAGCCTCAGGTGCTATCTATGAGACTGCTGGGCGTAATGCATCCAGTAACAAACCCTCTGCACGTCCTAACTTCTCCGAGGCTTTAGGGCCTTTGCAAGGTTCAGGTCGAGATCGAGGCCGAGCAATGTTTGCAGCTTATGAGAAAGATTACGGCAAAGCCCAAGCCGCAGTATTAAAGGCCATTAAAAACGCAGGCGATAAGTTTAACGCGACAGTAGGTAAACGATAATGGCCAATGTAGTCATAGATATTGCCGCGCAATTCACAGGTAAAAACGCTTTCAAACAGGCAGAGACCTCAGCACAAAAGTTAGAGAAAAGCGTAGCCAAGCTAGGCAAACAATTAGCAGGAGTCTTTGCCGCATCCAAGATTTATGCTTTTAGTAAGGCATCGGTTAAGGCCTTTGCAGCCGATGAGAAAGCCGCAAGATCCTTAGCCTTAGCTCTAGCCAATACAGGTAACGCCTTTGCAGCTATCGAGGTAGAGAAGTTTATTGCAGACTTACAACGCGCTACCGGCGTGCTCGATGATAATTTGAGGCCAGCGTTTAGGACTTTACTTACAGCTACAGGCGATGTTAAAAAGTCACAAGATGCTTTAGCTCTTGCGTTAGATATAAGTGCAGGCACGGGTAAAGATTTATCTAGCGTTTCTGCAGCATTAGCACGTGGGTTTACGGGGCAAACAACAGCCCTTAGCCGCTTAGGTGCAGGTTTAACTAAAGCCACACTTGCAACAGGTGATATGGATGCAATTACCCAGGCACTTACAGACAAGTTTAGCGGTCAAGCACTAGCTGCAGCCGAGGGTTACTCAGGTTCGATAGATCGCCTAGCCGTTGCATCGGCAAATGCTAAAGAGATAATCGGTAAAGATTTACTAGATGCTATGCAACTAATAGCAGGCAAAGATGGCATAGGTGGCGCCACTACCGCTATGGAGGGCTTTGCTACTCAAATAGGTAATGCCGTTTATGGCATAGGCGTACTTATAGCAAAACTAAAGTCAATACCCGGTGCAGGTTTTATAGCCGATGTACTTACAGCTCCCACTGGGCTATTAGCATTGACCTCTAATTTTGGTAAAAATCGTAAAGCTACAGCGGCCGGTAACCCAGCCCAGTCACCGGGGCAACGCAAGGCTATAGATAAAGCCAATGCCGATGCACTCAAACTTGCTAAGACTAAGAACGCGCTAAGCACTATTGAGAACGCTAATACTAAAGAGAAGTTAATCCTCACTGCAGGCGAAAAGGCTTTACTCGAGCTTAAGAGGATGTTTGATATAACAGGCATCCAACTACAGGCTGCTCTTAACGGAGTTTTAACCGAGGAGGAGAGAGCACGAGTTTTAAGTCTTAAAGCTCTTCACGACTCAGACGGAGCTTTAGCCTTACAAGCGCTCTCAGCTCTTAACGCTGCAAACGCTACTAACACTTTTGCAGATGCAGCTCGAGCAGCAGCTATGAAATTACAAACCTCTTATTCAGCAGGTTTATCATCCTTTCAGCAGTCAGAAATTAACTCTCTTACGCAAGAGCCTTTACCAACAGTTATTACATCTTTGCCCACTATGCCACAGTCTCCTTTAGAGTCTTTTAGACAAAGTGAGGCAAGATACGCTACTTATTCAGGCGGATCAGGTAGCGCAATTATTGTTAATGTTGCAGGCTCAGTTACAACAGAGCGCGATTTAGTAGATGCCATTACTCAAGGTATTTACAATAATCAAGCTGCCGGTATACCTATTAACTACTCAACGGTCTACTAATGCCAGTCCTACCAGCTACCCCGATAGTTAAAATTAACCTTACGCAAGGTGCCTCGTTTGGTACCATTATGGTGCTAGGTACTGGGCAGCTAGGTCTTGCAGAGCTAGGCACCGTTGTACCGGATATTGTGGACGTATCGGCGCAAGTACTTAAAATTGCTACTCGCCGTAGCCGTAACGTGTTGCAGGATAAATACCTTAGTGCTCAGGCTACCGTGCGCCTCAATGACCCCGAGGGCTACTTCAACCCACAAAACACAGGCTCACCTTATTACCCTGATATTCAACCGCTACGCAAGATACAGATACAAGCTAACTACAACGGCACTCTTTACCCTATCTTTGCAGGATATATCACAGAGTTTTTGTACCAATATCCGCAAAATCAGGAAACGGGCTTTGTAGATTTAGTCTGCTTTGATGCGTTTAGACTTTTCTTTAACTCAAACGTAACTACAGTTACAGGGGCAACAGCCGGGCAAGATACAGGCACACGCATAGGCAAAATCCTAGATATGGTGGCTTTTCCAAATTCTCAGCGCTCGATACAAACAGGCAATACCACGTGCCAAGTAGACCCGGGCGGCACTAGAACAGTATTGCAGGCCTGCCAAACTGTAGAGTTTACAGAGGGGCCCGGAGCCTTTTATATTGACCGAGCAGGTAACGCAGTATTTAAGAACCGTACGTTTTGTTACGATGCACAAAGCGTTACCCCTATCGAGTTTAATAACGATGGAGTAACAGGCATTAACTATTCAAAAATCCAATTTAGTTTTAACGATAAGGCAATAGTCAATAAAGCCAGTGTTACCCCTATTGGACTAGCTACACAGACCTACGAAGATGCCACCTCTATCGCTCAATACTTTACGCGAGCCATTACGGCCGAGTCTATGTTAATGCAAACTACAGGCGTAGCGCTGAGCCTAGCAACTAGCTACGTAGGTGCTCGTAAAGATGCCATTTTAACTATCAGTCAAATAACCTTAGATCTTGTAACTCTCGGCTATACCACTGGAGTAGCTGCCGCGTTAGATCTTGATTATTTTGACACTATGGAGATTACCAACTATGGCCAAGCAGGCACCGTCATTACACAAACCTTGCAGTGCCAGGGTATAGCTCACGATATTACGGCTAATAGCTGGGATACAACACTTACTACCGAGGAGGCGCTTATAGATGCTAACTACTAATTCCCTAAGGAGGGTTCACTAATGGCTGTTGGCTTTCCAACTAAAGTAACGTATGCAAATGGAGATGTGTACTCAGCATCCGATGTAAACGATACTAACGGTACACTTAATCTCTTAAACCCTACGGCTAAAGGTTCGATAGTTTCAGCCTCGGCCGCTAATACACCCTCACGCTTAGCAGTGGGAGCAAACGATACTGTACTTACTGCAGACTCAACTACGGCCACTGGGCTTAAGTGGGCTACACCTGGCGCAACTGGCGGTATGACTTTATTAAGTACTACTACCTTATCGGGTGCCAGTACAACGATTTCTGGTATTTCAGGTGCTTATACCGATTTAATGATAGTTGCCTACGGTATTACAAGCAGCTCTGCAGGTGGACAAATTACCGTAGCGCCTAACTCATCTGCTACACCTTGCTTATGGGTGGGCCAAGATAGCAACGGTACAACGGTTACAAATAGCACCTCTAGCGCTTTGCCATATTATTTAACGGGGTTTGCTTTTGGTATTAACAATACAAACGGCTCTAACGGTTTTTCAATGTTGATAAATAATTACTCCTCCACCGCTATTAGATTTAAGCCTTTTAGCGCTAATGGAGCTTTCCAAAATACCGTACCAACTATGTGTACTTCTAATGCAGGTGGAGCAGTAGACGTAGGAGCATCTACGGCTGTTTCCTCTTTGTTATTTGATGTAAATAATAACTTTACAGGTGGCACAGTTCTACTTTACGGAGTGAAATAATGACTAGACCAATTATACGCATCCACGATATTACTTTAGATGTAGTAACTGATCGTGAAATGACCGAGCAAGAGTTCGCAGAGTACGAAATTAGAGAATTACAACGTGCAGAGCAAAGCAAACTTATGCAAGGTAACTAATGCAGACAAGTTATAACGGCTGGCCAGCCTCTAAGGATCCCGAGGAAATACGTATTACTAGCTACAAGGTTGAGGGTACAAACCTTAAGCTCCGATGCGCTGAGGGGTGTGGCCCATTACTAGCAGGCTTTACTGCCGAGTTTAATACTCTTATCGAGCCGGTAGATGGTGGCGTATTCGATGACTGGTCATACGCTTACAGGATGGTTAGAGGTAGCGAGGACAAACTGAGTTGCCACTCCTCGGGTACAGCTATAGATCTTAACGCGACTAAACACGCGCTAGGTAAAATTGGTACTTTCCCTAATGAAAAAGTGCCAATGATCCGTGCGCTCGCTAAAAAATACGGCCTCAAGTGGGGTGGCGATTACGTAAACCGTAAGGATGAAATGCACTTTGAGGTAGCAATAACTCCGGCTAAAGCGGCCGAGTTAATTAAAAAGTTAGGACTCAAATAATGCCAAGTACAGCGCAAGTATCAGTAACCACTACAGCCGCCATAGTAGTACCGGCTAAAATTGGAGATCAGAGCGTTTATCTACACTCCTCGAGCGGCACACTGTATTTAGGTGGCCCTGATCTAACTACCTCTAACGGATACAAGTTAGATAACGGCGACAAACTTACAATGATGGTGGGCGACCACGAGGCTCTATACGCTATTACGGCAAGTGGCACTGCTAACTTGTTTGTGATGATACAAATAAACTAAGGGCAGAAACGAGGAAACAATGACTGAACAATTAAAAGCGGCAGGACTCTCATACCTGAGAGCTGCTATTAGTTGCGTGGGAGCCCTTTATCTCTCAGGCATTACTGATCCAAAAACACTAGCTAATGCGTTTATC